GATATTATGATTGACGATGTGACTGAGAAAGCATATGACAGCTTTATGGTAAATCGGTCACTAAGTTACTTTAATGACACTGCTGTTCTTGCGAATGTGATGAACCAGTATCACCACCTAGACAATAAACTACAATATCACTTTCTTATAAATATCATTCGAAAGCGGAAACGTTTTTCGAAATGGATGAAACCTGAGACTGAAAGTGATATTGAAGTGGTTAAGCAATACTATGGCTATAGCAATGAGAAAGCTAGACAAGTATTATCCCTTCTATCACCTGAACAAATAACTATAATAAAAAAGAAGGTGAGTAAAGGTGGAAGAGAATAGCATTATTGAATGGTCCCCAGCGGACATGTTAGAAGTAACTTTGAATGAACCAGATGATTTTTTAAAGATAAGAGAAACGTTAACACGCATTGGTGTTGCATCACGCAAAGACAAGAAACTATATCAATCTTGTCATATTCTACACAAGCAGGGACGGTACTTTATCGTACACTTCAAAGAGTTGTTCATGCTTGATGGAAAGAAAGCAAATCTAGAACAGACTGATATCGAGCGTAGAAATACAATCGCTACACTATTAAGTGATTGGGGATTGTTGGATTGGACAGTAGAATCTAACGAGTTTCCCTGTGCACCGTTGCGTATGATCAAGATCATTCCATATAAAGAAAAGCACGATTGGGAACTTTGTCCAAAGTATAATATCGGAAACAAGTAATGATACCTGAGGGGTTATCAGAAGCTATAGCAAGCAGGAAAGCTTTTCATGGTAAGTTAGATTTGCCGAGTGAAGCTTTCCCTGATTGGAACCAAATCGTACCATACTTTGACCAGTCGTTTTTAAATGGAAACAAAAGGGCAAGAGACCCCCACAAGATTTTTGTGAACGTTGACAGAAATGATTTTCCTATAGTTAAAATGATTTCAACTGAACTGGCAAAGGTTCTTAATAAGATCAACATCTCTTGCCATTGCTATGCAGGTTTTAGTCCCAATGCAATCGCATCTCCACCACACAAAGATGGTATGGAAGTTTTCTTCGTGATGATTCAAGGATCAATGCCATGGAAGATATTCGAGAACGGTTGTGATTACAGCGATGAGACACAATCATATACTACCAAGTCAACATTTTCTCGAAGATTAACTCAAGGTGACTTTGTATATGTCCCAACAGGCATATATCATGTGGCACTCCCTGATAGTTCACGAGTTGGATTTTCTTTTGGTTGGTCTTAATATTTTGCATATTAGGTATTGACATTTAGCATAACATATACTATATTAAACTTTATAAATAATAGTGCAATGCAGAATGGTCTGGTTGCACTTTAATCTTGCTTGTATAAAGGAGATAAACATGACAGGCGTACAATCACTATTTCCACGTTCATCTTTCGTAGGATTCGATCATCTACTAAATGAACTTGACTATGTTGCAAAACACTCATCCGATAACTATCCACCCCACAACATTCTAAGAACAGGTGATACAGATTACCTTATCGAACTTGCTGTAGCTGGATTTACAAAAGACGAACTTAACATTGAAGTCAAGGATCGCACACTAACGGTTACAGGTGAACATGTAAGTAAAGGTCGTGAATACATTCACCGTGGTATTTCCACTAAGAAGTTCAAACGCACCTTTAGGCTGTCCGAACACGTAAAAGTAAACGGAGCAGACTTAGTGGACGGAGTATTGTCAATCGAATTGAAATATGAAGTCCCAGAAGAACTGCGTCCTCGTAAAATCGAAATCGGTCATTACGAGGAAATAACAAATGACACAGACACTAAAGAACTTCTTACTGAAGCTAATTAACAACTATCAACTAGCCAAAGACATTCGCCAAACAGAAAATGAATTGCGTAGGCTAACTGATGCAGAATTGAACGATATTGGTATTAACAGAGGTGATATCTATTCTATTGCTAGACAAGATACAGATATGAAAAAATCACATCTTATCGCTCCTTTTAACCCTAACCTAAAAGGATTTGTCTAATGTTTTATACAGAATCAGTAACTATCGATCATCGTTCATTTGCTCAAAAACTTTATACTGGATTTCAAAAATGGTGTGAAGTTGTTGGGTATAGCAGAGCGGCAGCACATCTTGCATCTCTTGGCTATCATAAAGAGGCTAAAGAATGTATGATGCAAATCGCAAAGCTGAAAAGCTAACAGAAAAGTCTTAGCAGAGGGGCTGTAATGGCCCCTCAGGTCACACACAACACAGGAGAATAAAAAATGAACCCTTATGCAATTAATATGTGGATTGAATCAATCCAAGGAGCAAAAAGAAGTTTTGTAGACGTTTGGGTAAAAGATCAAACAATTGCAAAACCTCTGCATGATTTCATCACAGTACAAACATCTTTTACCAAAGACGCATTTATGCACACTAACACGTGGGCAAATGCTGTTGGTGATGCAATGGCAAAGATGATCAAATGATGGCGCATAAAAACCCTTTTGAGATTCGTGCAGAAATGCTACAAATTGCCAAAGACTATATGGACCAGCAATATCATATGAACCGTGAATTTGCTGAGAAAATGTTTGAGCAAGGCAAAGCAACTATGGAAGAGTTTGGCAAAGCCAATCAAATGTATTCTATGGATGAACTAATGGAAAAGGCAAAAGAGATGTACTCTTTTGTGTCCAAAAAAGACTAAAAATACAATCGTGCTTGATTATTTTTATGATTTACCAAAGCATGTAAATAAAGTAGGGCTGAATTTGTCTGGTGGGGCAGATTCAGCTCTTATTCTTTATTCTCTTGCAAAGATTTCTAAGCTACCCGATATATATCCCATCCACGGATACGATCTTAATAGAAAAATAGCAAAGAGTTATGAAGCTGTTGACAAAGTAGTTGACTATGTTAGAAGCCATTGTCCAAATGTAAACATACATGATCCTCACATTGTCGCTTTTAGAAAAACAGCAGATAATGAAGGAACTCGACAATATTTATGGGACGGTGTTGAATATATTCGTCGTAGATTTGGTGTCGATGTGTTTATCATTGGTGCTACTCAAGGGATGCCACACAGCGCAAGACCACTCAATAAAGGCTCTATTCCACAAGAGGATTTTGTAAAATATCGTGAACAATATCCGTTATCGCTACCATTCGTTGATGTTGATAAAAAATATGTTGCATCACAATACAAAGAACTAGGTATTGAACCCCTATCATTACTTACTGTTAGTTGTTGTGGGGATGATATAGTTCCATGTAAGACTTGTTGGTGGTGTCAAGAAAGATATTGGGCATTTGGAAACTATGACGGTGGGTATTGACTATATAAGAACATTGGTTTATAATATAAGCTGAGTATAAGTTTGGAGGTTGTATGAACTTTTATACTAGCGTCAATCGTATTGGCAATTCTATTTTATATCGTGGTGTGAATGAGAGTGGCACACCTGTACAGATAAGACATAAGTTTGAACCCACTCTTCATCTTATTTCAAAAAATCCAAAAGCACCATACAGATCACTTGACGGACAGCCACTTGACGCTATCAAGCTTGCCTCCATGTCTGAGGCAAGAGATTTTTTAGACAAGTATAAGGATGTGGAGAACTTTAGTGTTTACGGTAACACGAACTACATCCATCAGTTCATCACAGAAAAGTTTCCAAAAGAAATAAAGTTTGATCCAAGTAAAGTCAATGTTGTTAATATCGATATTGAGGTTGCATCTGACGATGGCTTTCCTTTCCCAGAGGATGCAGCGCATCCAGTGATCTCTATTGCATTGAAGTCTAGCCTTAGTGATGTGTATCACGTGTGGGGCTTGGACTCATATGACGCAGAGAATGCATACTCTGATAAACTTATCATACAATACCGTCACTGTAAAAGTGAGACAGAGTTACTTGCAAAGTTCATTGAATATTGGGCTAATAACTGTCCTGACGTTATCACAGGTTGGAACGTAAGACTTTTTGACATTCCGTATCTTGTCAACCGTATTACTCGTGTGGGATCAGCGGATGGCGCAAAGCGTTTGTCGCCTTGGAAACATATCTCTGAGCGTAACATTGTGATCAAGGGTAAGCAAATGAATGCCTACGAACTCACAGGTATTCAACAACTTGATTACTATGATTTGTTTCAGAAGTTTGGATATTCCTATGGCGCACAAGAGTCCTACAAGCTAGACCACATCGCCTACGTTGTCCTTGGAGAGCGTAAACTTTCATATGAAGAACATGGTAACCTGTATACTCTATACAAGGAAGACCATCAGAAGTTCATTGACTATAACATTCGAGATGTTGAGTTGATTGAACGTATTGATGAGAAAATGGGTCTGATTGCATTGGCTATGACCATGGCATACAAGGGTGGAGTGAACTACAGCGATACCTTTGGCACAACTGCAATATGGGATTCGATTATCTATCGTGAACTCTACAAACAAAATATTGTCGTGCCACCAAATGGAAACAAGACCAAGACATCATATCCAGGTGGTTATGTGAAAGACCCATTCGTTGGTGGTCATGATTGGGTGGTGTCGTTTGACTTGAACTCACTATATCCAAACTTGATTGTTCAATATAACATGTCACCTGAAACATTGATCAGTGATCGTACATATCCACATGGTGTTGACTATTATCTAAATCAAGACTTTGACTTAGATGAGGACGTATCCGTGGCAGCGAATGGTTCCTGTTATCGTAAAGACTTCCAAGGTATTCTTCCCAAGATTATTGAAAGCTACTATGAAGAACGTAAGGTTGTCAAAAAGCAAATGCTTGAGGCGCAACAACAGTATGAAAAGACCAAGACAGTTGAGTTAGAAAGAACTATCAACCAACTAGAAAATCGCCAAATGGCTATTAAAATTCTACTCAACTCACTCTATGGTGCTTTGGGTAATCAATACTTCAGATACTTTGATCAGCGTATTGCAGAAGGTATCACCTTGTCTGGTCAGTTGTCTATTCGTTGGGCAGAGAATGCTATCAACAAAGAGATGAACCGTATTCTCAAAACAAAAGGAAAAGATTATGTATTGGCTATCGATACCGATTCTCTTTATATTAATTTCGGTGATTTTGTTAGTAAGTTAAACCCCGATGACCCTGTAAAGGCACTGAGCAAGATATGCGAAGAACATTTTGAAAAAGTCCTAGAGAAAGCATATGCAGAACTCTTTGACAAGATGAATGCATTCAAGCCACGCATGGTCATGGCACGTGAAGCTATCGCTGACCGTGGTATTTGGACTGCCAAGAAACGTTATATTCTAAACGTACACAACAACGAAGGTGTTCAATACGCTACCCCAAAACTCAAAATGATGGGTATCGAAGCTATCAAGTCATCCACACCTGAGGTCGTGCGTGATAAGTTCAAAGAGATATTCAAGGTCATCATCGAAGGTACGGAGCAAGACACTCAAAAGTTTATTGCAGACTTTCGAAAAGAGTTCAAGAAACTACCACCAGAGTCAGTTGCATTTCCACGTGGTGTCAGCGATATCTCAAAGTGGGCAGACAAGCGTGACGTGTATATCAAGGGTACACCCATCCATGTCAGAGGATCACTGCTGTATAACAAATGCGTGAAAGATAACAGTCTTGACCGTAAGTACGAGACAATCAAGAACGGCGAAAAGATCAAGTTCTTGTATTTAAAACAACCAAATCCGATCAAAGAAAATATTGTGTCGTTCCCTTTAGTGTTACCCAAGGAGTTTGGGCTACATAACTATGTTGATTATGATACCATGTTTGAGAAAACATTCATCGAACCATTAAAGTTTATACTTGATGCAGTAGGTTGGGATGTTGAACCTAGAGCAACTTTAGAGGATTTCTTTGGATGAGATTATTAGGCAGAAATCATTTTGTAGGCGCAAGCAGAGGGTTTAAAGGCTCTTTGCCAAGAGACCAATACATCGCAGATATGTTCACTTATCTTCAAGACAACTATGATTTTAAAAATATATTAGAGTTTGGCTTCAACGTGGGACATTCTTCTACTTGGTTCTTAGAAGCATTTCCGAATGCAGAGCTTACATCATACGATCCAAAAGAATTGACCTATAATCACGAACGAATATGGCCTATGCAAAAGGAAAAATATGGGAGACGTTTTCATTTTAGTCCCAGCTTTAGCGATCAATCTAGACAGGATGAAGTGTCAGGCAGATATGATGCTATATTCATAGATGGTGGTCACACATTTGGGGCTGTATTAGAAGATATTAAATCTGCGTTAATGTTAGAAATACCTGTTGTGATGATTGATAATATGGAACTTGAAGAACAACAAAGGGCAGTGAACTATTGGAAAAACAATCTTGACTTTGTAAGAGAATTCGAGTATTATACTAAGAATAATGATGGATTAATGCATAGAAGAACAGTGAACTTATATCATGTACGCAGTTACGATATTCAAGAGTCAATATGATAATCAGACACATAGGCGATTAGATTTTGACACTTGGGAACATTTCGAAAAGTTTTTATATAAACTCTCAGAGAGACCATTGGAAGGTAAAAAAGATGCTGAACTTATTTCACCTGCTGTTTATCAGGATGGGACTACAAGAGCCAACAAGAATGTATTGGCTTGGGCAGGTTGGGCTGCTGTTGATGTTGATGACCATGAGTTCAAGGGAAACCTAAAAGATGAGCTTAGTAGCCGCTATGGTAAGTACACTTATATTTGTTATTCTACTGCAAGCAGTAAGCATGGTCTACCGAAGTTTAGGTTGGTCTTCCCACTTAGAGAAGAAGTTGGGGCAGACAATATCAAACATTTCTGGTTCGCACTCAACAGCGAACTTGGATCAATCGGAGATAAACAAACTAAAGACTTATCTCGAATGTACTTTGTACCTGCTACGTACAATGACGCTTTCAACTTTATTTTTACTAATATTGGCGATCCTATAGACCCACTTGACTTAATGTCGAAATGGGAGTATAATGATAAAAAAGATTCTAAGAACTTCCTTGATAGACTTCCTGAGGAATGGCAAAAGCAAATACTAGAGTATCGTAAAGATAAGCTAGATAATAACAGTTACGTATGGAGTGGTTATACGGATTGTCCGTTCTGGCCTAAGTCTTTGGCTGCGGAGTATATCACCATTAGTGGCACTGGTTGGTACAGACAGATGTATCGTATCATGATTGCCATTGCAGGTAAGGCTATTGAGAAAGGTTATCCTATTACTGCCACTGAGATTGTGACGTTGTGCAGACAGTTTGACTCAGAGACTGGTAACTGGTATGAGAATAGACCTATGGAAACTGAAGCGAATAACGCACTAGAATATGCATATAAGAATGGAGTGATACAGTGAGTACATTACTTGAGTTTTTGGATTCAGATGCGGATCGACAAGGTAACTTTGTAGAACAAGAATGGGTTCACATGCCTGAGTTTGTTCAAGAAGTAGATAAACCTTATGCAAAGATCATTGTTCGATTTGAAACCAAAGAAGCTTTGAAAGAGTTTGGTGAACTTATTGGACAGACAGTTAATGTTAAAACAAAAAGTATTAGATATCCTAAACTAGAACGTGGATTGGATAAAGCATTACGATGGGTAGATGATGAGTAATATTACATTATTGAATGGTGATTGCCTTGTAAAACTACAAGAACTTGATGACAACAGTGTGGATAGTATTGTTACTGACCCACCCTATGGCATTGACTTTATGGGTAAGAAGTGGGACTACGATGTTCCATCTACTGCTATTTGGGAACAGTGCTTTCGTGTCCTAAAGCCTGGTGGACACTTACTAGCATTCGCAGGAACCCGAACACAACACCGTATGGCAGTTCGTAT